ACACCAACAAAAACGTCACCGCGTCAGCATCTGGCAACAGCCTGATTGGTGCGTTCCTGAACACCTGCGCTGATGGCGATGCCACCTGCGTGGTGGTCCTGAACGGCGTCACCGTTTAACGCTTTGATAGCCCGGGGTCAGCTTATGGCCCCATATTCTTTATCTTCAGGTCGATGCTATGGGTCTGCTGAATTTTTTGAAAAACAACGTTGGCGTGACTGTCAGCGCTGCAGATCCATTGCCGGTGGTAGTGCTCGATGGCAGCAGCACCGGCACAGCGCTGGGCTTGCCAACGGCTGACGCTCAGACCTCAGTGGCAACCTCGACTACGACGGTGCAGCTGCTGGCCGCCAGGACGGCCAGGAAGCGATTGCTGATTTTCAACCCATCAGGAGGGGCGGCGCTCAGCATTGGCAGCGCCACACCGGTGACGGCTGCGAACACGTTCGTGACAATCCCCGCCGGGAATGGAGTGTTCCTGGATCAAGCAGATTTCACGGGCGTAGCTGGAGCATGGTATGGCCTGCTGGCGTCTGGCACCAGCACCGCTCAGGTGCGGGAGTCGTATTGATGAAAAGCGCGTTTCTGTTTGGTGGGACGGCTGATCTGCTGGCATTTGTGCAACCGTCTGCACTGGTTGATTATCAATTTCGCTTGCAGGGAACGCTGTCAAATTACGGCAGTGTTGGTGGGTCGTTGTCGTTGACCCGTGCCGGAAATGGAACTTATATTGACAGCAGCGGATCAATGGCAACTGCTTCGGCAAACGTTGCGAGGTTTAATTTTGATCCTGTATCACTGACGCGACAGGGATTGCTATTCGAGGGGCAAGCTACAAACGAAATTACCTATTCAGATGCTTCCACGGCGGTAGTGCCTAGCACGCTACCCACGGGTTGGAGCGCTGATCAAAGCCAGGGCGGAATTACAAGATCGATCGTAGGCGTTGCGAATGTCAATGGTGTTCCATGTGTTGATATTAGGTTTGCTGGCACTACTACTAACGCAAACTTCACGCTTATTAGACCTGGGGCCAACATTGTACTTGCATCAGCAACTCAATACACTTTTAGTGGTTACTCCGCCTTGATTTCTGGGGCTGCATCAACGGCCTCCAGCGAGCTTTCATTATCGACAACATCGACACTAACCAGGCGTTCCACCACAGGAAATAAATCGGGGACATGGTTTCATCGGATTACGATTGGCTGGGCCAGTGGAACAACTGTCGATACAATTTACCGACTAGGAGCAATTCAAGCCGAAATCGCTCCATCAATGAGTTCGTATATTTTGTCGAGCGGCTCTGCAACCACCCGCTTCGCTGATGCCGCCAGTGTCACCGGATTGCCAACGACAAACGTCACGCTGGTTGAAAAACCAGTCGGCTGCGCAACCTTATCAGCCGGTACTCTCACGTTGAACACCGGCTACACCATTGATCGAATTATGGTGCTACCTGGCACCTATTCAGCTGATCAAATTGCCACCATCCGAGGGCTGATGTGATGTTGTTCGTCATCGAGGTGCTTTGCTGGTGCCCCGATCAAGATTGCTTCCGGCAGGGCATTACGTCTCAGGTGTTCCCCGATGGCACCCCACTGGCCACGCTTGAGGGTGACGTGCTGATCCCAGCTCCTGGCGTCCACATCGATGAGATCGGCGCCATTCAGCGCAACGAAACAACCGTAATCGGCGGCCACCACGTCAACATTGCGGCTACAGGTGCGGTTGCCGCAATGCTCACCGCTGGCCTACCGCAGACCGGCACGATTTTCGAGCGGACTCACATCTTGGCTTTGATCCCCGGCCTGGAATGGTCGGCCCTGAGCAACGAGGGTGAGCCACCGGGTTACCTCGGCCCCCAGGGCGTGAAATTGTTCGACCGCTCGGCTGTGAATGCCCGCGCCCGAGTTTGGTATGTCAACGGGGACCAGCTGATCCCTGGCCCAGTATCTGGAGGCTGAGCAATGGCGTTCATGGACATGAGCCGCAGGGCGATGGCGATCACCAATCGCCGCTGCGGAAACTCCTACCTGATCACCGGCGACGAGACGGTCTATCAGGGAGTGCTCCATCATCCGACTGAGGCGATCTTGGACGGGCAGGTGATGACGACTGACTACGTGCTGGAGGTGGCGGCTGAGGATGCGGCCGGCACGCCGCGAGGGACCACGATCACGGTCGACGGGGTGGCATTCGTGTCAAGGATGGCAGCTCAACCCATGGGCGATGGCGCCCTGTGGACGATCGCCCTGGAGAAGGTCTGATGGCATCACGGCGAGAGCAGATCCTGGCCTATGTGAAGACGCTGCTGACCCCTACGGCAGGGGTGACAGGGGTGTACCGGAGCCGTCAGGATTCAGCGGATCGAACGGAGGCGCCGCTGCTGGTGATCACCCCCGGCGATGATCCGGCGACGGAGTTCAGTATCTGCAAAATCGATCATGATCTCACGCTGCAGGTGGAGGTGTTCGCCGTTGGTGCGGTGCCGGATCAGACGGCGGATCCAATTGTCTGTGACGTTCACCGCCGGCTGATGGCGGATCGCCGGCTGGGGGGCCTCTGTAATGGCCTGACGTATCTGGGATGGACACCAGCAATGGAGCAGGGCGACGCCACGTCGGGATGGTTCCTGATGCGCTACCGGGTGCGTTATCGCACGAGTGTGGCTGATTTCGAGTCGGTAGCGTGACCCTATCAGCGGTCTCCTGATGCCTGACCTCCATGACGAATATGCCGGCCTGGGCGGCTGTTACGTCGTCGGGGCTGATGGTGTCCGGCGCCGCGAAAATGACCCTTCAGCTCCCGAGGAACTGAGCGATGGTAGCGGTAACCCAGAGACAGTGGATCCTGGCAAAGCTGGAGGGAGCAAACTACGCGACTGATAGCAGCCCAACGTCTGCTAATGGGATTCAGTGCGTCAGCCTGGACGTTCAGCCATTGGTCGGCGATTCAGTGGAGCAGGCCAGGATCCGTCCGTCGTTTGGTGGATTTAAAAAGCTGATGGCGAATCAGCGCCATGTGATTACGGTAACGGTGGAATTCACCAGCAGCGGCACCGCTGGCACCGCTCCGGCGTGGTCGCCGCTCATGCTCTCGTGCGCAAGTGCACAGACTGTCACCGCCTCGGCCGTGACCGGTTCTGCTACTGCTGGCGGCACCAACACGATCACCCTGGCCGGCGGTGCCAGCGCTGTTGATGGTTTCTATCTGGGGATGCGAATTGCCAACACCAGCGGCACCGGTAACGGCAATTATGGGGTAATCACCGGATACGTTGGTAGCACGAAGGCCGCAACGGTTCAGCCGTATACCGGAACCTATACGGCTGCGTCGGCCACGGCCTATTCGATCGGCGCAAATGTGCTTTATTCGCCGATTACCCAAACTGATGGGGTGACAGACACCAGCTGCACAATCTATTTCTACGACGACAATATCCTGTTCAAAGCAACCGGCTGCCGTGGCACCTGGAGCGGCGCTGGCCCCTCCAGCGACCGGCCAACGCTCACGTTCACGATGGAGGGCATCATCAACCCGGTCACCGATACCAGCGCAGTACCGCCCACCAGCTACACCAATCAGGTGGACGCGCTGTTGTTCGATCGTGACGGAGCGGGCGCCGTTTCTTTCCTGGGGTACTCCCCATGCGTGGAATCGTTTACGTTCGATGCTGGCGTGGGCCTGGCGCACCGCAACCTAGTGGGCTGCACCCGGAAAGTCCTAGCCACTGGCCGCGCCAGTAGCGGGTCAGTGATGTTCGAGATGCCGACGATTGCGCAAAAAAACTATTTTGCGGCCGCCCAAGATAACAGCGGCGCCAGCGATGGGATCTTTACAGTGAGCCTGAACGGTGCGGCCGGTCGGACTGTCACCTTGTTGGCCCCTAATTGCCACCTCGGGCAGCTCACCCGCTCCAGCTCGCAGGGGATTGAGATGCTCAATGCGCCGTTTGATGCTGTCCCTACCGTCGGAAACGATGAGTGGAGACTTGTTCTTTCTTGATCTGATTTATGTTTAACATTACCCTGAGCGACAGCTACGAATGGTCGGTTGAACTGGAGGTGCCAGGCAATAGCAAGAATGATCGATCTACGTTCAGGGTATTGTTCCGTCGGTTGGATCAGGCGGAGATCAATGAGGTGCAAGCGCTGATTGATCGCCAGCGGTTCCAGGCTGCTGACGCCCCGGTGCTGATCAATGATCAGATGTTGGCAGAGCGGGTGCTGGCCGGCTGGCCTGAGGGTGAGATCACGGAGACGGTCAAGGGCGAGGCGGTGCCGATTGCCTATTCCGTGGCCGCTCGGGCATCGCTGCTGGCCGTTGCAAAAGTGGCGTCAGCGATCACTGCTGCATGGCGCGAGAGCCTGCAGGATGCCAGGGCAAAAAACTGATTGGCGCTGGCCGGCATTGGGCCAAGGCCCAGACCGGCCGGCGCGAGGATGTGAGCGTGGCGAATAAGCAGGCAGAGCTGTTCGGCCTGCCTGCAGAGGCACAGATCAAACCGAAGGCTCCTGAGGTATTTGATGTGTGGCCGGAAAATGCTGAGGCGTTGAAGATGTTCCTCAGAATGGACACACAATGGCGCACCAGCATGGGCGGCGTGGTTGGGCTGGATCTGTCGGTGCTGCTGGGCGGTCGTGGCCTGGCAGAGCTGGCGGAGGGTGATCCAATCGGGGTGCTCTATGACGACGTGCGATTGATTGAGACTGGTGTGCTGATGGAACTCGCGGAGGCTAGAGGCTGATGGCTGTTTCGATGGAGACCGTCCTAAAGCTGACGGCACAAGTATCAGGAGCGAACAATATCCAGCAGGTCGGCAATTCGCTGAAGAATCTGTCGGCTGTAAGTCAAATGTCAGAGCGGACAATTGATAAGCTCTACATTGCCACGAAACAATATGGGCAGGCAGCAGGCAATAGCGTCAACAGTATCAACCAACAGATCAATGCACTAACGAATCTACGCAATGCGGTAGATCCAACGTCTAACCGCTATAAGGTGCTGACTAAGGATTTGCAAGCCTATGAGAGGCAGCTGCAATCCCTGAACGCAACGCAGCAGCGGCAGCAGGCATTGCACAGCGCTGGCGGTGCGGCGGCTGGGGCGCTGATGATGGGCGGCGGAATGCAAGGCGCCCTAGGGGCTGGCGCCGGGGCATTGGCGGGGGCTGGCACCGTAGGAGGGATGATCGCCGGCGCTGGGCTGCTGGCCGGCGGCGCGCTGATCGGAACGGGCGTCGGTAACGCCATGGACGTGGCGACGCAGACACGGGCGATTTCGACGCTGAGCGATGACGCGGCGGGCCTTACGGCACGGATCCAGGACCTGGTGCGGGAGCAGGGCTACCTCACAGACCGGGCCACCGCTGGGGCGGCAGCCTATGAGATCCTCTCCAGCGGGTTCAGCTCGACGGATGACGTGCTGAAAATCTTGCGGGCATCGTCTGAAGGTGCCGCTGGGGGATTCAGCGACATCAAAACCGTGGCGGATGCCGCTACCTCGATCCTGAACGGATATGGGATGAGTGCGGAGCAGGTGACAAGGGTGGTGGATCAGATGATCATTACGCAGAATGATGGCAAGATCAAGGTCAATGAATATGCGCAATCGATTGGCCGGGTAGTACCTACTGCCGTGTCGGCGAAAGTTTCATTGGAGGAAATCAACGGTGCAGTATCTGCCCTGACCGCTCAGGGTGTGCCAATTGAAACAACTTTCTCTGGACTTAACCAAGCGATCAAGACTATTTTGAAGCCGACCAAGGAAGCGCAGAACTTGGCGGCAGCGCTTGGCCTGCAGTTCAACGCCCAG